GGTACAAGAAGCATTTTAAATACGTTTAAATCTCCAGACGATCCACCGTTAGGAGATTTTTATGTATATAATAACTTAATTAGATTTTATAATAGTAACCTTTAGGACTACGTGCACCATATCCTTACACCGATCTCCGTTGACTAAATATCACTATTTAGAAACACAAGGAGGAATGAGTTCTACGTTATCTAATTAAGCTATTAATATATAAGACTGTTATGTATATAGGGTTTATGAAAAGTGGGGAAATTGGAGGGAGTTTGTGGTGCTCTCCAATCAAACTCTCATTTAATTGAGTTTAATCTACAATTATTGGAGTTTAATCTTAAATACTTAGGGTTTAATCCTAAAATCATTGGGTTTAAGCTTAAAATAAGAAGGGAGATTACTCTCCCCTCTATTAAACTTCAGCTCTAGCAAAGATGCTATTAGCTACTTTACTAACACCTTGAGCATTAACATAAGGTCTTTGAACCATGTTATACTTTTCAGAGTCAAATAAGAATGTATCTCCTACCTTAAGAGTAGTAGATTGACATGCATGGTCAGCATATAGCTTAGCTATAGTTACACAACCATTCTCTTCAACTTCATTTACTTTTTCTAATAATAAAGAAACAAACTCAGATTTATCCTTTGGATTAACTCTAGTTTCAACTGCAGATACTGTAAATAAGATTTTCATAACGATAGTTTTTTAAGAGAGAATTGATTTGACTTTCTCTCAAAGACTAGCCGGGGTAGAACATCTGGGGTGCCATGGATCAGCATTTATACAAAATTTTCAGAAAAAAATTTGAAAAATAAAAAATTTTAACTATCTTTACATTATGAGAAAATGTTATACTTGTCAACAAAATAAACCCTTAGATCAGTTTAATAAAACTAAAAAAGAATCTACAGGATACTCTTTTCAATGTAAAGATTGTAAAAGAAATGAAAATATGTTTTATAGATATGGTATAACCAGGGATCAGTATAATTTAATGTTAATTAAACAAAATCACTCCTGTGCAATATGTGAAACTCCACAATCAGCTTTACCTAAAGCTTTGTCAATAGATCATTGTCATGCGACAAGTATTGTTAGAGGCTTACTATGTTCTAAGTGTAATCATGCTATAGGATTATTAGGAGATAAAGTTAAACACCTATATAGATTTATAGACTATCTTAAGATTTCAAATACCGATAAGTCATAAAAAAGCCATATTCTATGTCACTTAATTTACAAATAAATTTGGTAGATTTAAACTAAATTACTACCTTTACTCCATGCAAGTAGAGATTAAACATAGAACTCCGGATACTGAACATGTCACTGTCATAGTAGGTTTTAGAGATTATATTTTAAAACTAGAACAATATATTGATATTATTAAACCTGCTATGAGAGTAGAAGGTACTGCTTATGACTATAGACAAGCTAGAAATAAGTTTCTAATTGAATATTTTATTAATGGACCTAAAGAACAATTCTCATGGTAAAATATCATTATGATCTTTCAGATTTAGAGTTTATTAAATCACTAGATAAAATATCATTTTATAAGATATACTTTCACTACTGGTTAAATAATAGAATGTTAAATACTACTACAACCTTAGATTTAAGACTAATAGAATTTGAAGAATTTACATTTGAAAAAGCTAGTGATTATTATTGGAGATTTAAAAATCAAATACAACTATGAGTAACAATGAATATGAACAACAACAGTTTTGGGAAGATAAACCTATTGAAATTATATTAGGTGATAATTCAAGTTGGGATTTAAAAATTATATATTGTAATGATTTAATTAATAATATACCAGCAAAACCAGAAGATTTAACACAATTTATATTAATAACAAAAGATGGAAAATAACTTATACTACACACCCGAATTAAATGAATTTCATATTGGGTTTGAATGTGAGATTTTAGGAATAATCGGAGCTAAAGAAGATGAAAGACTTTTTAGTCAATCTACAATAATTACTAAAAAAGAATTAGACTTGATTCATTTATTAGAAATTAGAGTCAAATACCTAGACCAATCTGATATAGAAAGTTTGGGGTGGTTATTTAAAACTAAAGGACCTTTTAGATATTGGTTTGAAGGGAATGAGTCTTGGTTTAATAATACTATTCCAGATTCACCTAGTGGGAGATATTGGGAATTTCAATTAATATTTGATCCAGAATTACATACTGTTCAAATTTCAGCTAAAACCAATGATGGAATTCAAGAATATGAACCATTCTTTCAAGGAACTATCAAAAACCTTTCTGAACTTAAAAAACTAATGCAACAATTAAATATATGTTAGAACAAGAAGTATTAAATTTAGGTTGGAAAATATATCCAAATTCCTATAATGGCATATCGAATGATATGTTTATATATAAAAATTTTATATTAGAAAAATGTACAGGTAAAGATTTTAGTTATTTAAGTGTAATAACTAATAAAAATAACTATAAAGAAAAACTATTTAGAGGTAGTATATCTTCAATTAAAGATTTAAAAATTAAAATGCAACAATTAAATATTAAATAATGAAAACAAAAAGTAAACATTTCTTAGACCATCAAATAATAGGTATATTACCTGATGGATCAATTTACCTTAAAATGGGTGTAACTAAAAAACACTATAATGATAAACTAGATTATGAGGATATGGATCATATTAATGAGAAACTAATTATGTCTGAAAAAATTAATCAATTTTATTTATTAACTGGGACTAGTCCTATAACTGAAGAATAATATGAAAATAGGAACTGCAACAATAGATATTAATGAATATGATAAAATGATAGAATCTATTAGAACTTCTAATGAACAGTATAACACTATTTGTAAAGTTTTATATGATTTTTGTGTAAAAGCTGGTGAAAATCATATGGATTCTGAAATTATAAATTTAATGACTAAAACAGGATATTCTATTAGAATGAATACTTCTTCTGGAGAAGTAAGGTTTGGTCAAGGAGTTAAAATAATTAATATAGGTATGAAATAAATTTGGAAATGTGTCTAGAATAGTGTATATTTGTATAGGCTAATTAGCAAGGTTAATTAATCATCCCAGAGGAATTATTAGTATGGGAAAAGAAGTTGGGTTGTAGTTTCAAATAGAAATAAGATGTCCCCAATAGCCAGCAACAGACTCTATAATACAAGGAATTGGATAGCTGGTTCATACGGTATGAAGTATCCTCCTGAATTAACAGGAATAAAGTAACCAGACAGGTTTAACCTGGGCTAAATACGATCCAATGAAATGTATAGAGTTAATATCGGTTATAAGTGATTATAACTCAAAATTAGAAGGGGATAATTGTGTTCAATTCAAAGTATAATCAACTTAGTTATATAATAAATTTGGTTATAATAACTAAATCAGTTATATTTGTAGTATGGAATTCAAACTTAAACTTCCCATAGCTCAAAAAACTAAATATCTCATTCAGATGTTAAATCCTATTATGGGTAATTTAACAGATAAAGAAATTGAGATCTTAGTTGTTATTGTAGATAAACAAATATCTATTCTTGATAAAGATTCTAGAACAGATATTCGTATGTCATTAGACATGGATAAATTTAACTTTAATAATTACATCAAGAAGCTAGTTACTAAAAAGGTATTTCAACAAGTTGATAAGAATACTCTTAAAGTTAATCCTAATATCTTACATATTTTGAAACATGATTCAGTTAACTTAAGTTTTATTTAATATGAACTCAACAAAAAGTAATATCTATGAAGAAATATTGGATGAAATTAAAAGTGAGTTTGGTTTGTCTAAAATTGAACTTGAAAGAATATGTGACTCGCAATTTAGAGTTATAAGAGATACTATGTCTAGTAGAGAAGGTAAAGTAGTTCAATTAATTTACCTAGGTAAGTTTAGACCTACAGTGCATAATAGAGATTATGTTGAACGTTTAAAGTTAAAAGAAAATGAGCAAGCTTAAAGAAATATTATCGGGGTGGCAAAACGTAATATGGGAGAATCCTAGAATAGAAGAGATAGCTATGGACAGAGCTGTTATATGCTCTGAATGTCCGGAGAATAAAAATAATATTTGCAATATTTGTAAATGCCCTCTAATTAGTAAAACTCGTTCTGAATATTCTAAGTGCCCACAATCTAAATGGTAATATGATAATAGAACTAGAATGCATATCTCAATATCCATTACCAGAATCTAATTCTAGTATAACTAGTCGTGTACCTCAAAGAGTATTTCAAAAGAAACTATTTGTGGTTGAAAATTTACAGATTGAAGAACACGTAAACTCTAAGGGGAAGATTAAAGCTAAGTTCACTACAGGTAAATATGATGGTGAATTTTACAAATTTAATCATCCTTATAAAGAATTAAAAAAATATTATACACCAATAGTAATAAAAGGATTAGGAAAATGAGTAAGTTAAAAAGATATTATTATATTATAGTTGTTTATATTTTACAAATATATCAAAATTATTATCATAAAAAATATAAAAAATTATTTATTAAACTTAGAAATAATATGAATAAATACCCAAGTTTAAATGACTATCATGAATTAGATAAGAATGGTAATTTAGCATATTATTGGCATACTTATTATAAAATGTATGATTTAATTTTTTATTATAAGACACTGAGTGCAAAACCTGTAATTTATGATATTATAATAATTGATTAATAATATGAGATATTGGATATTAGTAATATACTTTATGATATATAAAGATAAAACATTTTTAAAAGGTTATATTGATAATAAAACAAATACATTATGTGTTTATTGGGGACATTATTCAATAAAAGCTACAAAATTTAGTTTTAGAGAAAATATGATAAGAAATATTTATTTTAAATATCGTGATAGAAAAGTATTATTGGAATCTCTAAATCTTAAAGATGAAACCACATGTATTGATGGATGCCCTATAAAAACAAACAATCCTGCAGTTATAGAATTTGATACTTATGCATAAGCAAATAATTATACAACCATATGATGCTTTAGTTTCTGTAGGAGTAGGAACTATAACTTCTCAGTTAAGAACATTAAAGAGAAAATATGGTATTATAGAACATGCTGATGATACTTGGTTAGGTTTATGTAATCACCAGTACTCTGAAAAACTACAAAGAAATATTTTTTATATAATCATTAGTTCAGCTAATATAGATAAAAGAAAATATTGGAATACTATAACACATGAAATGTTTCATTTAACTCAAGAAATTTTAGAACATAAAGGAATATATGTATATAAAAGTAAAGCTAATGAACCTTATGCTTATGCAATAGGTCATATTATGGGAGAGTTATTTGAGTTCTTTGAAAAAGAATATATTAAAATAAATAAATGAAAAATAAATTAAGGCTAATATATTATAAATTCTTAATTAGAATTTTAGATAGATTTACTAAAACTAAATTTTATAAAAAAAGTTATGGTACCCCTATAGAATATAGAATGGATTATAGGATTTTACAATTAAGTGTAAAGTATAATATTTTATATTCTGCAACTTATCCTGAAAAGATTAAAGTAGAATGTTTAGATGCTTGTGGATTAAGCCCATTTGAAAAACATGTATTAAATCTTACAGATAACTATACAATAGATGAATCTGAACCATTAATGATTAAAATATTTTCAAAATGATTAAAATTATAGATTTAAAAGATAGTAAGATTATTGTAGCTCCAGAGTGTTTGGTTATAGAACCATTCAAATCTATTTGGGAGAAAGATAAATCTAAGGATAAGACTCATGCATTTAACATGATTAAATACACATGGTATTATGCTTCATATAAATCACCATTCTTTCAACATAATAATGCTGATAGATCTAAGTTAATTCTAAACCATATTATCAAAGATGATAAGTTTAAGTTAACTAAAGAGTTAGAAGAATGTATTAAGATCTATGAAACTATTAATACTACTCCAGCAATGAAGTTATTTAGAGCTGTTCAAGAATCTATTAATAAGATGGAAGAGTTCTTTAAAGATGCTGAGTATAATGAAGACAGTATTACTAAAATTCAAAAGGCAATTATTGATATGCCTAAGATGCAGGAAGCTGTTCAGAACGCTTTAAATAATTGTACAAAAGAACAATCTACAGGAGACAAAGTCAGAGGTGATGCTAAATTAGGTAGGTACGAATAATTATGATAAAAGATAATCCTTATATTCCACATGTTGAACAATTTACCAATAGTAAAGAGTTCTCATATTTAGCTGAAGTTTATAATACAAATGGTTTATATACAAACCTTATTCCAGACACCATTGAAGAAATAGAGTTTTGGGATAAAGTTAGAGATCAATGTATTAATGGATTTACTAATTCAGTAGGAATTAAAATTTCTGGTCAACACTTCTTTTATTTAAACTTCTGTCCAATATTAGGATATAATGAGAAGACAGGTAAAAAATCTAAAATCTTCCCTAAGTTTGTAGATTTAGATTATGAGTTCTTCCACATGTTAGATTACTGTAGAGTAAATCAGAAGTGTATTGTTGCAGTTAAGGGTCGTCGTCAAGGATGGTCTTACAAAGCTGCAGCAGTATGTACACATGAGTTTTATTTTTACCCTGATAGTAAAGCAGTAATAGGAGCATTCTTTAGTTCATTTAGTCAGAATACCATGAATATGGTTATTGATAATTCTAACTTTGTAAATATTAATACTGAGTTTAGAAAACAACGTAACCCAGATCTTAAAGATTTTATTAAAGCAAGGTATCAAGCTACTATAGGAGGAGTTAAAGTGTATAAAGGTACTAACAGCGAAGTTAGATCTATCTCATACAAAGATCAGCCTGCTGCTGCGGTAGGATTATCTGCTAACTGGCTTATCATGGATGAAGGGGGTATCTTCAATAATATAGTAGATGCTTATGGTTATTCAGAACCATTAATTAAAGATGGTAGTAGATACACAGGTGTTGCTGTAGTGTTTGGTTCATCTGGTGATATGGATTCAGGTAGTAAGTATTTTTATGAGATGTTTACCAATCCTGATAAATACAACATGCTTACATTTGAAGATCCTTTCAATCCTAATAGTGTTACAGGATTTTTTAGTTCTGCTGCAAAAGGTAGATGGGGAGTATGTTTAAATCCAGACTCTGTTTATTATAAAAAACCAATGGTTGATGAGGATGGTAATTCTATCTTACAAGCAGCGATAGACGATATTGAATATCTTAGAACTAAAGCAAAACATGGTTTAGACCCTAAAGCAATACATAATATTACTACTCAATTTCCTTTAACTTGGAAAGAAGCTTTCTTAAGAAATAAAGGTAATGTCTTTGGTTCTCCAGAGATGTTAGAATGGTTAGGTCATTTAGAAAATACCCCTAGCCTTAGAGGTCAAGCTCAAAAAGGTGAATTATTTTTTGATGCCGGTGATTTAAAATGGCGTCCTAATGATGAATTATTACACATCATAGATTTTCCGTTAAGAAAAGATCCTAAGTCTGGAGAATCATTTTCAACAGATGGTTGCATGGTAGTATGGGAGCATCCAGAGAAAGATGTTAATGGTGTAGTACCAAATTACTTATATGTAGCAGGATGTTTAACTCCTGGAGAAAAAGTACTTACAGATAAAGGTTTAATGAATGTTGAGGATGTTACATTAAATGAAAAGCTTATAAATAAAAATGGTGAATTAGTTGAAATCATTAATCTTCAAAGATATTTAAAAGATAATGAAGATGTTTACGAAATAAAAGTTTCTAATACTTTTAGAACCACTAAATTTACGCAGGAGCATCCTATTTATATTTCAGATAATATTTTAAAATCAGATAAAACAATAGATGAAAATTTATTTAATTTTGAATATCAAAAAGTAAAAAATATAAAAGAAGATCAATGGATTAAATATCCAAACATTTACTTACATGATGACGATAAAGTAAAATCTTTAATTACAGATAATAATATATGGAAACAAGATTTAAAAGAAATTATATCTATTGAAAATTTTACAAAAGATTTTTATTGGTTTATTGGGTTATGGTTAGGTGATGGTTGGTGTGAAAGTAATGGATATAATGTTTCAATTGCTTTTAATAAATCTGAAGAATATTATATTAATAAATGTAAAGAAATAATTAAAAATATTTTTAATAGATCTCCTATTGAAAGAATACGAGGTAATTGTGTTCAACTATCTTTTGGATATAAAAAATTAAATAGTTATTTAACAGATAATTTTGGTAAATACTCACATGGTAAATTTATACCTGAATGGTTAAAATATTCAAATGAAGAAACTAAACTATCATTAATAAATGGATATTTAGCATCTGATGGGTGTGTACATAAAAACACTACCGGTTATTTTACAACAGAATTTGTTAGTATTAATTTAGAATTACTTGAAAGTATACAGGATATAATGTTTTCTATAGGATTAGTTTCTAGTTTAAATAAATTAAGAGATGCTTCAAAACACACTTTTAGAAATAAAGTATTTAAGACTAAAGAAATTTATCATTTAAGATTAGGTAATTATGATACTATTGAATTAAAAAAATTATTAAATAACGATGATTTAAAATTATCTAAAATAGATTTATCTAATTTAATAGTTAGAAGAAAAAGAGCTAAGGATGGTTGTTTTTTAAGTGACAATAAAAAAAATATTTATTTTAAAATTAGAGAAATTAAAAAAACTAAATATACAGGAGTTGTTTATAATTTTGAATGTGATACACATACTTTTATGTGTCACCATATCAATACACATAACTGCGACCCCTACGATCAAGATAAATCAGAGTCTGGTTCTTTAGGTTCAATGTTTATTTATAAAAGATTTTATAAAGCTGGAAGTACTCA